CCGCGAGGATGTCCGCCGGAATCGCCACGGATTAACGCCCCCGCTTGCGCTGGGGAATCGTCCGCGGAGTAGATGGAGGGACGTCGACCGGAGCCGCGTCCGAGGGCCCGCCCGCCTCGAGGATGGAGGCGATGACCGCCTCGACCTCTGGAGGCGCCCGGTACTCGAGGAGGACCGCGTCCGAGCCTAGCAGCCGCGAGGCCGCGAGCCACTGCTCCCGCGTCATGTCCACCTCAGCGGGGGCATTGTAGTACCCCATCTTAGGCAGCGGTCGCAGGAGTCGGACGCGGGCTCCCATTAGGCGACGACCGCCGTCACGAGGTAGCCGAGGTTCGTGTCGCACACGACCTCGTCGGAGTAGACCTCCGCCGCGACGATGGTCCCGACCGCCTGGGGGGGAGCCGTCTCGTAGGAGCGGACCGAGATGGGGAGGGCGATGCCATCCATGCTCACGCCCTGACCCGAGAGGCCGTCCTCGACGAGGAGGAGCGCCGCGACCGCGCGCGTCATGATGTCGCCCGACGCATTCGCGACGCTGTCCGCACCCTCGAGGCACCCCATCCAGAGGCTCTTCCCCCAGATGTAGGAGCTCGCGAAAGCCACGCCGTCCGCGCTGGTCTGCTTACGATTGCCGCCGATGATGAGGTTCAGCCCGAGCTCCGCGCGGACCATGTCCACGAGGAAATCGTCGGAGGCGACCTGACGAGCCGCCGGAGCCGCGCCGCTCGTCACGACGCGAATCCCCGAGGCCGCGAGGCTGATAGCCAGAGCGTCCGCGACCTCGCGACCCATGATGACCGTGTCCGCGTCCCGCCCGTAGGCCTGAGCGCGGAGGATGGTCTTGATGGTGTGGAGGTCCTGCATCGGGGTCGCCGTGACCGTCGTCGACCACTGCGAGCCCGTGTTGGGGACCGCCGCGAGCGCCGCGTCGGGCCAGTTGCTCGCGTTGAAGAACAGGTCCGCGACCCGCGTCTCCATGTCGAGGGCGAGCTTACGCCCGATGGCGCCCGCCTCACGCTCGGTGAGCAACGTGGGGAACTGCGAACGGTCGATGAGCTTCTGCGGGATGACGTCGCTCGCGAGCTTGTACTCCTCACAGCTATAGAGGACGGTCGTCGGGGCGCCGAGAGCGCGCCGCGGGTAGTCCGCGCCGAGGGCCGTCGCGACGACCTGGGGCGAGCCCATGTAGCCCGAGGAGGCCTCGACGAAGATCGTCCCGCGATGAGCGGTCGGGGCCACCTGCTGGATGGGGAGACGGGGGAAGACCAGACCCGCCACGCTCTGAGCCGCGCCGATGGCCGCGCCCGAGAGGATGGGGGAGACTGGGGCGAGCTGGGAGAGATTAGCAGCGCTCATGTGTCACCTCAGGGGTAGATGGAGTGTTGGAGGTTGAGCTCGCACGTCGCGCCGTCAGCGGTCGCGCCCGTCGAGGTCGAGCCGCTCAGGCCGACGCCGATGATGCGGTCGCCCGACGCCGCCGCGACGAGCTTCCCGTTCGCGTCCGCCGTGACGAACGCGCCCGGGGTCAGGACGCCCGACGCGATGGCGAACGGGCACACGCCGAGGAGTTGGACGTCGATGATGTCGCCCGCGACGCCGCTCGTCAGAGCCACGCCGAGGAGCGAGTCCGCGCTGCTCGACGCCTGCGCAGCCGCCGCGATGCCGCCGCTCAGACCGTCCGCCTTGACCGCCCGACCGCGCGTCACGGTCCCCGTGAGGCGGTACGACTTGATGCTCTGGAGACCATTCACGCTTGCCATATCACGCCCCCTGCTTCATGCCGCGGAATCGCGACAACATGTCATTAGCGCGGGCCACCTCAGCCGCGCGCGGATCCTGCTTCACCTGCTCGACGTCCGCCGCCGCGCCACCGTGACCGACCGGGCTCGCGACTGCGACGATAGGCGAGAGGTCCGAGAGCATCGCCCCGACCTCCTCGACCCCGAGGCGAACCGCCCGCTCGACCCACTCACCGCGCCGCGCCTGGGGGATGCGCCCCGCCGAGATGTGCGTCTCGACCATGCGCTCCGCGTCGCGCTTCTGGAGCTCCGCGGTCGCGCTCTGCGCCGCGGTCGCCGCCGCCTCGAGTTGAGCGCGCACAGCGTCCAACTCCTTCGTGAGCGCCTCGACCTGAGCGTCGAGCGCCTTCTTTTCCTCGCTCATGTCGAGGGCCTCCATGTCTCCGTCTGAGGTAGACGCGGAGGCCGTGACGGTCCGGACACGCCGCGCATAATCGAGAGGCATCGAGCCCCCCAGAAACATCCAGTCGTCGCTCTCGCTCGCGATGCGGTCCGCGAGTCCTCGAGAGACAGCCTCCGCCGCACCGTAGACGGACCCATCGCCGAGAGCCTCGACAGTCGTCCCGCGGTCCGCGGCAATCTCCGCGAGCATGACGCCCGCCATCTCATCGACGCGCCTCTGGAGGCCCGCGATATAGTCCGCATCGTCGACCGATGCGCGCTTCTTCGGGGTCTGACTCGAGACGACCTCGACGGTCTGACCTTGCTCCGCGTCGCGGTAGAGGGTCGTGATGACGCCGACGGACCCGAGCTGCGCCAGAGGCGACGCGACAATCTCGTCCGCCGCCGCCGCGACCCAGAGCGCCGCGGACGCCGCCATTCCGGAGACGTAGGCGACGACGTAAATCCCCGCCTCGCGAGCTCGAGCGATAGCGCGTCGAGTCTCCCGAACTCCCGAGACGTAGCCGCCCGGGGAGTCGACGTGGATGACGACCGTCCGCTCGCCCTGGAGTTGAGCGCGTCGGAGCTCCATCCGGGCTCCGTAGTAGTCCATAGGGTAGAGGGGGCCCTCGACGTGAACGACCGAGAGCGCGCCCTCGATGTGTCGTCGAGGAGCGCCCGACATAAGCGCGCCGACGTGACTCGGCTCGACAGCCATCGCCGAGACGCCCGGCTGAATGCGAGCGCCCGCGCCGCCGTCCTGCTCGAGCTCCCGAGCGCGTCGGATGAGGTAGGCCTGCTGGAGGCCCTGGACCCACTCCTCGCCCGGGTCGCCGCCCCAGAGGAGCCATGCGACGTAACCGGGAGACTCGGAGCCCGGGACGTCGTCGACGCCCTCCTCCCAGTCGCCCTCATGTCGAGCGAACCACGCCGGGGCCTCGACCGTCGCCCACTCCTCCGACTGAGGCTCGCCCGCCGCGATGCTATTCGCTCGACGGATGGTCTCCGGATTCGGCTCGCCGCTCTTCCCGGCCTGATGTAGCTCGACGCCGAGACGCGCCGCGTCGCGGACCGCCTCGGGAGGAGTGAGCTCGTCCTGAGTGAGGAGAGGCATTAGACGCCCTCTGGAATAGGTGAGGATGGAGGAGAGAGAGGAGCCGGACGCAGAGTCCGACCGAGACGCTCACGCTCGGAGCGGACCTCTGCCGCGCGGGTCGGAGCCGGGAGCTCGAGCGCCTGACGGATAGCCCGCTCGTCCTCCGCGCTCGGAGTGATGACCCCAGCGGAGAGGAGCGAGACAACGTCCGAGACCTTCTCGACCCAGAGGTTGCTCCGGATGCCCGAGTACGTCAGACGCGGGAGCTCGTCGAGCGGGATGGGCCCGAGGTTCGCGAGGGTAATCGCGCGGAGGTATCCCGCGAGGCCCTCGGATACCCACTGACAGAGATCGCCCGCCATTTGCGCCGCGAGCTCCGCGTGAGTCTGGGCCGTCGCGTAGGCGCCCGAGGATGAGGAGGACCCCATCGCGAGATGCTGGACATAGAACGCTTGGAGGATCTCCCGCTCGATGTCGCCGATGATGGCGTTGATAGGGTAGGCGTTCCCCGCGTCGCCCTCGAAAGAGAGGGTCGCCCACGATGGGAGGACGAGCGCGCTCTCCTCATGGGAGGTATATCGCCGGAGCGTCTCGAGGAGCTCAGCGCGAGCCGCCTCATACTCCGTCGCGCTCGGAGCCGTCCCGTTGATACGGGCGAGCTTCTCCTCGTCGATGGTAATGGTCGGAGTCGGGACCGCGTTCCTCTGGGTCATGACGTTTCGGAGATTCGTCGTTCGCCGATAGTCAGCCGCGAGCGGCTCGACCTGACGAAGAAGCCCGACGCCCTCGACGCCCTCGGAGAGCGAGGGCCAGACGAGATGTACGAGCCGCTCGTAAGGAATGCGGACATCGCCGACGCTCGACAGACCGCCGGGCTCCCGGAGCCACTGGTCGACCGCGACGAGGCGTCGCCCCTCATAGACCCATCGACGGATGCTCGACTGGTCGCGAGGCTCGAGGTCGATGTAGGTCGTCCCCGGGTAGGGATACGCGACCATCTCCGCGAGGCTGAACCCGTAAAGCGCGCCGACGAGGAGCTGACGGAGACGGGCCTCCCAGCTAGGGAGACTCAGGACCCGACCATCCCACTCGATGACCGGAGCCGAGTAGCCGCCGAGACCGAGCGTCCGCCGGATGACCTCCGCCGCCGCCTCCGACGTGGAAGAATCCGGAGCCGGAGCGACATCCCACGTCGCGGAGGTCGCGAGCCCGAGGAGGGCCTGAGCGCCTACCGCACACGGAGCGCAGCGCATCGCCTGACGATAGGCCGCGATGCGAGGAGCGACCGCGACTAGGCGCGTGTTCGTCTCCCCGTCATTGACCGGGAGAGACTGAGTCCCGACGCCCTGACCTGGTACGGCCTCGGGAGCGGAGTAACTGTCGACTCGGGTCGTGATAGCCACGGGCCAGAGACTAGCACAGACCGTTAGAAGATGCACACCCCGTCAGAGCACGGACTCTAGGTCTCTCGATGCGCCCAGCGTGACCGTCTACCGAGGGCCGGGCCGGGACTTCGCGAGCATCGGCTCTGACGGGGGCGTGCAAAAACTAGCGCGTCTCAATGGGGCCACGGACCTGAGTCCGCGGAAGGCTGCCGCCGTCAGATGATGCTGTAGAGGCCGCCGTGACAGGCGAGGAGCAGGATCTTCGTGAAGATAGCGGTCATAACGAACCTCCAGAAGTTGCGGGGTCGGGCTCTCTCGACGCGCCGCCGCGACCTATTCGCGACACTCACCCCGAGAGATTGACTCGCCAGACCTCGGGCGACTACGACCGAGGACGACCCCAACCCCGACCCTACCACGCCCCTCGACCGCGTCAAGTCTAGCGCTCATCGAGCGCGCTCGATGGAGCTCGACGCGGAGGAGCTGGTCGAGCATCCCGCTCTCGAGGCGCGTCCGCGAGATACCAGAGGACCTCCCGGACCGCGTAGCGGAGGCAGTCCGCGTGATGGTCGTGGGTCCCGTCTTTACTCGGTCGCCCTGGGGCCCGCTCATCCCAGCGGTAACCCGTCATCGCCCGAGCGAGCGTCCGCCTCGAGGCCGGAGCGCGGAGGCCCGCATCGTAGAGGGTCCGGTCGACCGTGAGCGCGCCTCTCTCGAGCGCGAGGTTTACTCGCGTGCATCCGCTGACGATGTCTCGCCGCTCGGGGTCGCGCTCGACCCGCGGGAGGATGCCGAGCCCTCGAGGAGGAGCGAGGGCGACGAGGTCGAGGTCCGCGACTCCGGTCTGAGCGGAGCGCGCCGCGCCCGCCGGGTCTGCGATGATGGAGTCGACCGGGAGATGTCGAGACCCCGCGGTCCAGAGGCGACGCGGCACGAGCTCCGCGCCGAGACGCGCGAGGACGTCCGGGAGGGTCTCATCGTCCGGAGCCCACTCTCGGAGGACATGCCATCGACCGCGCGTGAGCTCGACGAGGAGGAGCGCGCATGGATGCCGAATGCCGAAGTCGAGAGCGAGCATCGTCCGCATTGACCCGAGGTCGACGGTCTCCGAGGTCACGCATCGCTCCGGAGCCCATGCGTAGAATACGGACCCGACCGGAGGTAAAGGGCGATTCTCGACGAGCGCCGCGTAGTCTCGCGAGCTCAGGGTCTCCCGCATCCGGTCGAGCCATCCCTCCCCGAGGTGTCTCGCGTTCTCCGCGCTCTGGGGTAGGTATGCCGCGCCGCCGATGTCCCGCGTCCGGTCGACCCACCATGCGGGCTCCACCGGGATGCCACAGGTCACGACGAGAGGTCGCCGCTCGACGCCCTCCGTATCCCGGACCGGGACGCGAGCTCGAGAGCGAGCCACGTCGAGGACGTCGGAGCGGAGGACCTGACACTCGTCGATGAGGACCGCGTGAGCGTTGAGGCCCTCGATAGGCGACGAGCCGGGCCCGCTGTTCTGGGGCGTGTCGAGATGAGCGAGGAGGA